AAACAACAGAATCAAAAACACCTATTTCAGACAGTTTCCAAAACTGTCTTACCCATATCTGGGTAATGATAGAAGGTCTATCTATGACTACACACAAGTCAGAAACATCTTCAGACGTTCTGTCATCAGAGAGGACGTTTTAGAGTCATTCATTCTCTTTGACCAATATAACGTTGAAGGTGATGATCGTCCTGATAACGTAGCTGAGTTTGTTTATGGTACACCAGATCTTGATTGGGTGATTCTGATCACCAACAATATCACCAATGTTAGAGATCAGTGGCCAATGTCAAATGCAGATTTGTCTAACTATCTGAGTGAAAAATACACAAATGAACAATTGGCACAAATTCATCACTATGAGACCAAAAAGGTTCTTGATAGTCAGAATAGACTAATTCAACCTGAGGGTGTTTTTGTTGATGCTGACCATACTGTCACATATATCGACGGTGGCGTCGAAAAGACCGTAAGTAGCATTACCTCCGTAAGTTACCAACAACACGAAATTGACCTAAATGACGCAAAACGCGAAATTGACATTTTGAAACCAGAATACCTAGAACTGGTTTTCCGTGATAATAAGGAAAATATGACGTATGAGACTTCAAGTCAATACATCGACGATAAACTCAAGAAGACAGAAAACCCCAGGATCATTGCTCCTCGATAGAGCGACCCTGGGGCGTAAAAAATGCCGGAAAATTTTTTACCGCTTTTTTGTAATTAAAAAGCGGTTTTCAAATCACTCCTCAGCCAGTTTAGCGAAGTAGGACAGTGCATCGTCCTCATCCTCACTGGTGTTGGAGGGTGTGATGTCGGGGTCATTGAAACCACCGTCAGAGGACGCAGGAGGCGTCGAAGACTTGAAGTCAGGGGTGAATGACCCACGACCTTCAGACTCATCCTCCAGGTCCTCATTGACGCGACTACGGGAGGGTGCATTACCCAGAACGTAGTCCAGACGCTTCTTCAGTTCGTCATAGGACTTGAACTGATCAGGAGCAACCAGTTCTGCAAGAGAGTATTCCTTCTTCCAGATGGCTTCCATTGCGTCGTCATCATCCAGGAGTGCAGACTGACGATCAAACTCAGAACTATCGTAGTTCCAGTAACCAGCAACCTTCTTGATCTTCAGTTTGAAGTTTGCACCAGCCCAGAAGTCGAAGGGGTTGATGGGATCCTCATCTTCAAACTCGGGTTGCATTGCTGCGGTGATCTTGTCAAAGATCTTCTTACCGAACTTGTAGAGGAACACCTGACCCTCGTTGTGAGGATTGGCAGAATCCTTCACCACATAGATGTTGGCGTAGTAGGAGAGTTTACGTTTCTGTTTACGTGCAATCTCCTTGTCGGACTCAATACCAGAGTTCCAGAGTTGGGAGTTGTATTCAGACACGGGATCTTTCTGACCCAGAGTGGTCAGAGAGTTCTCGATAAACCATCCACCAGTTCCTTGGAAGGCGTGAGTGTAGAGTTTCGCCCAAGGCAGTTCTTCACCATCAGGAGCGGGCAGGAAACGGATAACGGCATAACCATTACCAGCTTTATCAACTTCAGGTTTCCAGAGACGATCGTCCCCACTACCAGAAGTCTTGTTCATTTTTTCCACCTGCTGCACCAGTTTGGCAGTCAGAGAACCAAGGTTGGATTGTTTTTTGAGATTAGAAAAAGACATGGATTAAATCGGATTTGGCTTGTGTTGTGAACACCTCTGAATAATACTACATTTCTTCAGAGGGGTCAAGTTCTCCGTCGCGGACTTTCCTGAGAGTTTCTTTCATATTCATAAACACCTGTTCGACTGATGAACCTGGGGGCATACCAAGCAGTGAAAGAGAGTCTCTCATATCTTCTACGATCTGGTGTGCTTTCGGATCGTCAGACAGTTTCATGCGGGTATACATGAGTTGTTGTTTCTCCAACAGAGTTTCCAACAGCTCTAATTGTTTTTGTTGTTCTTCTTCGTCTAAGGAAGGGAACCGCATGAATCCTCTCTGCAGATCGACTTGCAGATCTTCGATGTCCTGCATTCCTTTGCGGACAAAATCAGATTCAAAAAACTCACTCACAGTGCGACTCTCCTTAGAATTTCTTTGTACTTTTGGGTATCGATATTATTTAACAGGAACGGTTTGTACTTGTCAACCTTGAGACTTATGGTTTTCCACACAAAGTCATCAAGTTTACCGTCGAAATCTCTCTTGTAAGACAGGATGGCGTCAAGGATGATCAGTGACTCCACAGATACATTCTTTCTCAGATGTTCTTTGACAAGGATGGGATGACTACCACTCTGACACTGAAACACAGAGTTGAAGTCTCTATCATCAAACAACTGTTCCATCTCTTGTCGGAACACATACCGTAGACTCTGCACTTTCTTTTGCCAAGTCTGATACTGTTCCTCTCCTATCTGAATGATCTCACCGATCCACATCTTCTCTGGGTTATCACACTGTGAGAAGATCGCGGTGAAATAATCAATGATCTCTCCGTCTTTCTTCTGACGGGACATCTTTTCAAAAAAATATTTATCTTTCCTCTTATTGAAAGAGGCGGTAGACGCTCTCGTCTTACCGCCGTATTTGAAGTAATCGAAGTTGTCCTTCGTAAAATGATTTTTGAATGCTAGATAAGTCTTATAGCAATCAAACGCAGTCATAAGGGCAGTCTTGCGCGTGATGTTTTTTTGAGGAAATTGAGTTCCTGAGCTTCCCATTTCAGTTTCTCCTTCAGAGGTTTTGAAATGAGTTTGGGTACTGAATCCAGTTCAATCGCATTCTTTTCACAGTAGTAGATGATTGCATCAATATAACTCATTTTGTCCTTAGAGACAATACCTTCGATCTCTTGTGCGAACCTTGCGGAACACAAGAACTTCTTTTCTAGAGCCTTGTTGATGTCATCCATTAACCACCATTCTGTTTTCGACAAAGTTTTTAACATAATTCACCAAGAGTTTAATAAAGTCACTTTTGTTGCGTTTATCATAAATGTGAACCTCACCACCAGGAGTTACCATAATTGTAATGAGTTTCTTGACAGGAATGCCAGTCAATTCGTAATACATGCACGCATATGCAGTCTCTTGGACAAAGTATTGTTCAATCCATTTTTCAGGTTTGATCTTGTCAGATGTCTTGAAGTCAATGACTGCAAGTTCTCCTTCATACTCTGCGATACAATCCACTCGGCCTGCAAGTCCCAGATACTCAGAGTATAGAGTCCTTTCGATTGCGTGGATCGTACCTATCTTATCAAGATAAGGTTTTGCGTGGTGGAACATGAACTGAGTTGCGGGAAGATAGTCATCCCATTTCAACTCTCTGTTTTCTAGATACGCCTGTGCGGCTTCGTGAAAATCCGTGCCTCTTGTTGTGGCTCTCTTCGTAATACGATTGGCTTCCTCATCACCTACCCGTTGTCTCCACTTAATGAAAACGTCTCTGTTGTAGAAACTGGTGACTGAAGTAATAGAAGGCACCCAATCACCATTGGGTAACTTATATAGGCGCATTCCATTAGTCTCTTTTTTATCTAACTCAAGATCACCAAGGTGATTTTCAACAATGAACATTACATACCTAGAGCAAGTTTCCTAATGAGATACTCCCGTACAAGACCAGAACGAACGATGTCATTGACATTGAACTCAACCATCTGGAAGAGTTCAGGCATCTGTTCCAGGATCTTCATGAAGTCCAGGATGCCATTCTTTTCATGAGTCTTCTGCAAGTCTGTCTGAGTTGCGTCACCACAGAAGATGATCTTACAATCCTCACCACAACGTGTGATGATGGAGTCAAGTTCATGGAAGTTGAGGTTCTGACACTCATCAACCAGAACGATAGCTTTGTCAATCGTAGTACCACGAATGAAAGAAGTTGACCAGAACTTTATGGTCTCCTGCATTTTCAGGTTACCATACAGCATTTCAAAGTCAGCATCAGTAGCCATCTCAAACATATATTTTACCATATGTTTGTATGGAATTTGATACAAAGACGACTTGTCTTCATGGTCACCAGGAAGGAAACCAATCTCCCGTGTCGAAACAAGAGAACGAACCACATACACTTTGTCGTAAGGAGTGTATTGATCAAGCACGTCTCTCAATGCGAGGTACAATGCAACGAACGTCTTACCTGTTCCAGCTGCACCGTATGCAAAAATATTCTTACCCTCTTTGTATGAATCAAAGAGAACTTTTTGATTGTCCGTGATCGGTTCAATTTTTGTCAACAGATCAGTGTTGATCGGTTTCTTTCTCTTCATTTGTTTCGCGGTCATTCCGACGCCGATGGGTGAGTTTCCTTTTCTTGCCATTAGTGATTGATTTTGGTAACGCGGGCTCCTGGTGCTTTGGATGCTTTATGAAGTACATCATTCCATCCTGGGTTTCTAGCGATGAGTTTGTCTCGCCATTCACCTATCTCTGCACATCCAGGTGCGGTTGAGGGATCAGACCAGTCTCTCTGCCAGTCTGGATTATCTTTACACCAATCATCCCATTCATGAACACTCAGTGAGATCGATTTTTGTTCACCAGTCTCTTTATTAATTACAGGGTATGTTGCCATGTCTTGGATCTTACGTAGTTTTATTTAGACCCACTCAAGGGCTTCGGAGACAGTAGGGAACTGTTCGATGAATACTTTCTTAGCATTCTCCGCAACTTGCATGTGTTCCTTCTGAGTTCCGTGTGCAGAACGCAGAGTGATATAGTGAATCCAAGAACGACAAGAACCTGTCATGTAGATCCTGGTGGGTGTACAGAGAGGCAAAACATTACGAGCACACTCCTTTGCGACACCTCGTTTCAACATCTGTTGGTACAGAGCCATAGAGGAGTCAAACAGAGTCTGCATCTGTTTCTCTAGAATCTGAACCTCAAAGGGATCCAGATCATCAATAGAGTTCTGACGATTCTTCTCATCCTGACGACGCAATTCAGGCAGAGGGATCTGATTACCAAGTAGAGAAGAGTCTGCATACCGTTGCGAAAACTCTTGATATGTAAATGAGCGATGACGCAAAATTTGAGCCGCGATAGCTCTGGTGGTCTCGATCTCCAGAGTCATCGTGGACTGTTCAAACACAGACCAGTGATTATGTTTGATG